TCACGCAAAAGCCTCCCCGCCCGGACGGGCCGCTTCATTAACAAATCGCTTGATACGGTCAAGCTGTGATTTAAACAGTGATTTAGCAGCGCCAATGACGCCGCCGATGACGTTGGTTGTCATTAGCGATACTCCGGTGTGATTAGTAGTTGACGTTCAGGTGCGGTATTTCACCGTCTTTAATGGCTTTGAATGCGCGGACAGCCTGTTCACGGCTAAGGCCAACGACACTTTCCAGTGCGCCGACAGATTCAGAGCCAATGCGCTTGCGGTGGTTTTCATTTGCTGTGCGCCGGGCCAGTTCATCATCCTTGCGCTTCTCTTCGGCAATCCGTGCCTGTTCAGCTTCCTGTGCCTTCCGGCGTTCTTCTTCGATAGCTTCCTGCTTTTCACGATCTGCACGTTTCTGGTCGTCAATTCGCTGCTGCTCGGCTCTTTGCTCTGCGGCGATACGTTCCTGCTTTTCCCGTTCGGCGGTGGCCTGTAACTCACGTTTTTCACGCTCTACCTGTTCACGTTCACGCTGAGCCTTTTCCTCGGCTTCACGTTTCACACGCTCTTCAGCTTCCCGGGCGATGCGTTGCTCATGCTCAATTCGTTGCTGCTCTGCCAGGCGAGCGGCTTCTTCTCGTTTACGGTCGAAGTTGTCGTTCATCAGCAGGGCGATTTCATGATCGGACTCAAGCTTTTCAGCCGCGGCTTTATCGAATGCTTCGTTCATTTCCAGTGCTTCGGTGTGGGCGGCGACCAGTGCTTCCTCTGCCTTTATGCGCTCCTGTTCGGCTTCCCAGTTGGTCACCGGCTGCCGGATTTCGATAGCCAGTTCATCCAGTGCTTCGCGGATTTTCCGGCGGCTGGCATCAACCAGGGCAGGGCGTTTCTTCATCTCAGCAACCAGCGTTTTACCGGCATCATCAATCGCCACCTTTGAACTTCGAACGGTAGCCGCCATGCTGATGTAGGCTTTGCGGCCTTTGGCGGTATTGATGTCACCAACGACTGACTTTGCTTTTGCGCGGATTTCTTCAATCAGCCGGTCGGTGTAATCACCGCTGATAAACGCCGCTTCCAGTTCACCCGCCGTCTTTGGCAGGCTGTACAGCTGTAACTCTGTGCTTTCCATAATCCTCTCCTGAATGTGGTCATATAACCGCCCACTCAGTGAATGGACGCTGATATGAGGTCGTAAAAAAAGCAGCTCAGTGGCTGCTATTTGGATTGAATCACCCCAGGGATTTGACGATTTCTTCCGCGATACCTTCCGCGTCATCGTCATAGTTTTCTGATAATGACTCGACAAAGGATGTCCAATTTTCTTCAAGGAAGTCCCTGACGTGCGGCGCATAGCATTCATGTATTTTCTTTTCCACCTTCCTCTCTCCCATAAAAAAGCCCCTGCATAAGCAGAGGCGAAATTTAATCAGAACAGGTCTTCCACTCCTGTTCATCGGGCAGTATTACCCACATAGCCCACTCTTAAATGAGCTATAGGGGTTACTGAAATATCGACCAGCCAGTTTTCTGCCAATCCTCGCCCCTGTACCAACCGGCCATTGGATAACCCATCTCGCAGACGATATCCCCGCCAACCATCCTGAAGTACTCTTCATCTGTAAAATGACAGTTCCTGACTTTCTTTCCCGAACGCATTGCTGACTTGGCTTCATCCCAGGTCATATCACCCTTGAACACAATCACCTCCCATCACTGCAATGTACCTGTGGGCTCCATATACTCCGGAAGCTCCATGTATCGGCCTGTGAAGCCTTTTTTAACGTTCCGCGTGTTACCGAATGGCTCAAACTCGAAACGCGCTTCTGTGCTGTTGTAGTAAGCGACATAGGGTGCCAGTGTCTTTTTGTCTCTGGCGTAGAATGGACGACCATCGCGTCTGATCATGATTTACTCCCAATAAAAAAGGCCGACTATGCGACCTTGATGGTGATATCGTCTGAGTCAAATAACCCGCTTATGTCTATTGCGGTTATCTTAATTCCCTCACTACCATCCATTGGCGGCCATCCTTCCTGGCCGTTTCCGCTCCCCCAATTGAACATGCCAACCACACCAGCCAGGCTGTAGCCTTGTACTTGAGCTTCAGGGATGACCAACTGAGCCAGCATAACGAGAACGCCATTTAGTAAGCCGAATTTCTGCTCTCGGCGATGGTCATCGCTCCAAAATTGATTAATTTCCCTCAATCCGGCCTCAGTCATGATGTCGTGATCAATCTCGACGGTCATTTGTGCCTTCCAGTCATAATCTATGATGTAGGTCTTTATGTTGCTCACGCTCACCTCACACTAAAGGAATAGACCGGCCTCTGACCTTCTGACGGCCGGTGCATGTTACCCGGTCACTCTTGGTGCGGTGGCCGGCTGAATAAATTGCTACGTCTGGCATACACTGTGATACCTGCTCCGGACGGTTACGCCAGTTCGGCGCTTTCAATGCCCGCTCAACGCGATCAACTGGTTTAAGCTGCATTGCTTCGGCTGCCTTGCGTGCGTTGAACTCTGCCATACGGCGTCTGTTTCTGTTCATCGGGATATCCTCTGTAAGTTCTTTGGTGGAGTGGTGGCGCAGGTATTGGCCCGACTACAGTGTGTTCAGCCACGTTTCGCCATCGTCATCACCGTCCATATCTTTGTAGCCAATATGGTTAGGGACAGCTCTGCATCGCCATAATGGCGCCCGCCACTCCCCGAAGAACTCACTTCGGCCTGTGTATTCACAGGAACCTTGTTTTTAAATAGCAGCCTGACTTCATGTCCGGCGCGGTAGGTAGTCCGTTTACCGCATCGATGTTTCGTTTCGATGGGGTAAATATACAAAACGTATCTTAACGATGCAATACAAAATGTATATTAATTTGGTGTAAGGATACAATACGTCTGATTTCAAAGGGTATTTATTTTACTCAGACGAAAAATTCCCGCACAGAGCAGGGCGGGATAGTGTCGGAGGTTCGGTCTGGGTGTGATTTCGGATGGTGCAGCTATGAGGGGAGGAGGGTTACAGGCACAAAAAACCCGGCGCGGTGGCCGGGTTGATGGGTTAATCTTCTTTCTCGGTAAGAAGTACTGGTAGCATTACATCGTTATAACCGGCAGTTTTTAGCGTGGATAAAGTAAAAGCCCTGAGATAAGGATAAAGTATTTGCTGAACTGGTATTTTTTTTGCAGCAGACTTCATTTCCTCTATTGAAACTTTCTCGCCCCTTACAATAGCCGTTTGGGTTGCTTGAAACTTAAACTTGCAGTTTTGATGTAGCACCAAACTCATTCTTATTCGGAAATCAGTGCCATTTTGTTGATTGAAATCGATGGCTGAATTAACGCTCATATCAAAATCTTTTTCTGACTCTGTTTCATCATCTGTTGGTTCTAAGCTGAATTGATTAACCAAAAAATGTATGATTTCTAGTGACATATTAGCCCCCAAAATAACTAAACGCCATTGTATCTGCTACTCCAGTGACAGGTACGAGTGGTGACTCGGTCTCGGGGTGAAATGTCATATCGACTTTACTATCCCAACTGTTAACAGGTTGCCAAAGCGAAGCAGAAGTCCTTTTGGCTGGGTCTGATTTTCCATGCCGGGCCCTCGAAGTCCTACGATTGTGGCGAAGCCCACCAGATGGACTAGAAGTTTGTCTCGCCCTGACTTTAATTCCGGCTTTTTTAGCCAGCACCATGAAAACTTCAGGAATGTCTCTGGCGACAATAAGTAAGTTATTCATAGGTTCGGATTGTGAAACGTCATCATTTTCGTATTTGCTAAATGCTACAGCGCCGCCACCAAAAATCTTTGCAGCATCTGACTGGTTTATTCCAAGTTTCATTCTGATCGCTTTGATTTCGACCCCAGAGAGAAATCCGTCAACCTTTTTCCTGAACGCCAGAACCCGCCTTTTCGATTCCCTCGACTGCTCATCGGTGTCTGTCTCACTTCCGCAATCGTTACAGCAGATAAAGTTATGAGGGATGAGAGTGGTTTCTCCCTTGTATTCAAATGGAGAAAATTCACTCTGAATTTCAACATTAGATGACCCGCAAGCCAAACATGCACAATTTTTCATAATACTCACCTCTGTCACAAATGACATGAGACTATCAATAGGACCGTTCCAGTATCAGAAATACCGAACTTAACATAATATTCACACCTATAGTCTTTTTCGTTCTCATGGTCACGCTCAATTCTGACCAAACTATAAGCATCACAGGCAGCCCATGGGCCACCTGGCTTCGACTGACACCACTCTGAGTTTTTATACCTTCCATCACGAGCGGCAGCTAAAGCCAGGTTGAAAAGGTCGAGGTTGTCATACTCCAGGTTATCCCTATCATTTCTGGCTTTTCTAGTCCATGCGGTAGCTGAGGAACAATTAGCTACAATGTCACTACAAGCATATAGCGGGGAGCTTCTGTTTATTTTTAGGTCCGCACCTTCACCGGGGAAACCCGCTTTATACTTACTAACTATTTTTACCATTATGGTAAGTCAACCCCGCAAATGTCAATGTGGAGACTGTAAATTACAAAAGCAAGTCTTTAAACTTTGATCCATCACTTAAACCGCATCTTGGCCTCAACGGCTACGCCAATGATTTTGCAGTTACCGTTGATCGGAACCATCGGCCAGGCCGGGTTAAGGCCTTTCAGGTACTTCTGGCCGCCATCGATAATCAGCTTCTTGAACGTTGCTTCGTTGGAATCGACCAGCTTTGCGATCACCAGGCTGCCGTTGATGGCCTCTTTACCGGTATCGAACAAGACATAGTTACCTTCAGGCACACTCTGGCCGGCAGGCGCAGTCATAGAGTCTCCATCAACCAGTAACCAAAAAGCATCCCCCTGAATATGCGCGTCAGACTCAAGCCACTCGCTTATCTCATTTAAGGTGTACGCTTCGATAGCTTCGGCCCAGCAACCCGCCTGAACGGAGCTGAGTACGGGATATTCTTTTCCTGGCTTGTAAGGGGTTAAGTTGCTTACGTTCTCATTACCGCCGGCCGTCGAAATTGTACCGTCATGGTTGACGATGAACTCCCGGAATCCAAGATATTTCATTATCTTTGCTATATCTTCCAGGCTTGGTTCTCTTCTGGCATTTAGCCAATGACTAACCGCACCTTTAGTAATATCAAGGTACTCGGCTAACTTCTCCTGATTAATGTCCAATTCCTTCATGCGGATCTTGGCCACTTCATACCATTTCATATTCATCCCTAAATAATACAATCCGTATAAATATTAACGAGACACAAAATGTATATTTGTCTTGCTCGATTAAGATACGAAATGTATACTTTACCCATTCAAAGGAGGAAATCATGAACAACCTACGAAACATCCGTGAGCGGCTGGGCATGACTCAAAGTGAACTTGCTTCTGCAATCGGTCTTAAAACTGCCGGCGCAATCTGCCACTACGAGAACGGTCGTAGAGATTTAAGTATCGATAAGTGTCGAAAAATTATTGAAGTGCTCAATAAGAAAGGCATTTCAGTTTCATTTGACGACCTAGTTCCACCGTCTGCCGCATAAGAATCAACCGCTCTTTAACAGTCTGCCACCCTCGGAATACCAGGGACCAATTCAAGTGACAGCACCTGCTGATCACTCAACTACACACACAAGGATTTAATCAAATGGAACATGCAAATAACAGCAAGCTATCTCAGCGAGCCATAGACCGGGCGGAGACTGATTTACTCATCAACCTTGCCACGCTGACACAGCGAAAGCTGGCGGCCCTCGTAGGGTGCCACGAATCGAAGATAAGCAGAACAGACTGGAGATTTATTGCTTCGGTGCTTTGTGCTTTCGGAATGGCATCAGACGTTAGTCCGATCAGCAGGGCGTTTCAGGAAATGTTTAACGTTCTGACAAAGAAAAAGGCCACTGCGGGAACAGTAGCCTCTACACAACTAACCATTGATTTCTAAACAACTCAACAGGGGTAATTATACATGAAAAACACGAAGAAAATCCAGGGTAAGGCACCAGAATTTCACCCGGAAAGACCGGTCAGTCTGGTCGATGTTGCTGCTAACAATCGGGCCTTTGCTGCCCGGCTTATTGGTGAGTATCGACTGGCTAAAGCGGGGGTGAAGAATGGTCGCCGTTAGACATTTATCGCTGGTTCCAAATGAGCCGGTAAACGAAGAACTGGAGCGCAAAGTGGCCGACACCGATGATGGGTATACCCGCATCGCCAACGAGCTACTGGAAGCCGTTATGTCAGCCGATTTAACTGCCCGGCAGCTAAAAGTTGTGCTTGCGATCATCAGGAAAACATACGGATTTGGCAAGAAGCTGGACAGGATAACCAATACCCAGATCGCTGCGATGACAGGCATTCATCACACGCATGTCTGTAAAGCAAAAAACGAAATGATTGCGATGCGAATCCTTGTTTCTACAGGGATTGCAGTCGGGGTAAACAAGGTCGTTTCTGACTGGAATACCGGCATTAGCCAACATAGCGAAACATTAGCCAAATCAGCTAATGAAACATTAGCTAAGTCAGCTAATACCCATAAGCCAAGTCAGCTAAACACAAAAGAAACTATTCAAAAGAAAAAAGAAACTACCCCTAAATCCCCAGAGGGGAGTTTTCCGGTTCAGGCAGAACCAATACCTGAAAAGCCAAAACGCAGCCGGAAGAAAAACTCCGAAATCCAATTCGACCACCAACGGTTCATAAATACCTGGAATGCCAAGGCCGAGAAATACGGACTACCAAGAATCACCGTGATCAGCAAAACAAATCTGGCTGGGCTGACCCGCCTGTATGCCTCGCATGTTGCGTACTGCAAACAGACAGGCTGTGAACCTGCAGACGTAGACACGATGATTAACGGGTATATCGAGTTTGGCTACACGCCTACGGATTATGCCTGCGGGAATAACCCGAGCGGCACGAAGTATGGCCTTCCCACTGCGCTGACACAGCGGATGATCGACTCCATCCTGACGACTGAGGCCTGACATGGAAAGTATTGAGTTTGAGGAATTACTGGTTGCCTCGATGATGGTCAAGGGCGATCACATCGACTGCCGGGATATTGCCGGGAAGCTACCGGTAGAATCGTTTGAGAATTTTCACCTGCGGGAAATGTACCGGGCCATTGTCCGACTGCTGGACCAGGCCGAACCGGTTGACGTGTTCAGTGTTAAAAACGGCGTTCCGGAGGAAACATCCCATCGGGTGCTTGAGGTGGCAAAGCTTGCAGCGTCCGCTGCGAACATCAAAGCCTGGGCCAAGCGTGTTCGGCAGTGCTGGATGATTCGCAAAGCGAAAGGCCAGCTATCCGATGCGCTTAACTCCCTGGGAAGCATCAACACCAACAACATCAACGAAACGCTGTCTGAGGTAGCGTCCGGCCTGTCAAAAATCCAGTTCGAGACTAACGACAAACTTCCGCGGCGTATCGGTGACATGCTGACGGATTACATGCTGGTTCTGGAAGAGCGAATGGCCGGGGCCGAGTCAGGGCTGTACCTGAAAACCGGTATCGGACCGATGGATGACGAGTACGGCGGTTTTGACCGTACAGACCTGATCATCATCGCCGGTCGCCCGGGCATGGGTAAGACCGAGATCGCAATTCACATCGCAAACAACATCGGCCGGCAGAAGGGCAGAGGTCTGTTTATCTCGATGGAAATGTCCGAGATGCAGGTTGTTGAGCGTCACCTGGCTGACCGAGGGAATATCGCAGTAGGCGCACTACGCAACCCGCTGGATATGATTGACGAACAATACACCCGCCTGACCAATGCCGCGGCGCAGATCCAGAACGAAGACAACTACGTCCTGGAAGGCACGCTGAGTGTCGATGAAATTATCGCTCATGCAGAGCGACTGAACGCCGACAACGGACTGAGCTTTGTGGCCATCGACTACCTGGGCCTGATGCGAAAGCCAAAGGCTGACCGTCACGACCTGGCCATCGCGGAGATTACCCGCAAGCTGAAGCAGTTCTCCCTGAAAAACAAAGTGCCTGTCATCCTCCTGTCACAGCTTAACCGCGGTGTGGAAGGGCGAGTCGATAAGCGTCCGACAATGGCAGACCTGAAAGACTCAGGAGCCATCGAGCAGGATGCAGACGTGATTATATTCCCGTACCGCGACGAGGTGTACGACGAGCACAGCAACATGCGCGGTATCGCTGAAATCATTATCGGAAAATACCGTTCCGGTCAGCCAAAGACGTTTTACATGGGCTGGCGTAATGGACACTTTGTCACGATTGACCAGGAAGAAGCCGCTAAGCGATTCACGCAGAACGAGCAGGAATCGAAGCCGGTCAGTAACTGGCGAGGTCAGAAAGCAAGCTAACCCCACCGCCGCTTAATGCGGTTTTTTTGTGCCTGAATTTGGAGAGGATGATATGAATTATCTACTGGTCATGCTGGGTTTTGGGCTAGTCATGCCTGCAATGATTTTGGTTATGAGCTTTGTTTGTTGGAAGAACGAATTTAAAACCTTCAGTGTTTGGACGCTGGTTAGGTTGGAAGTTTTATATCTTCTGGCTGGAGCGGCAGGAATAGCTGCCAATCACCTAGTTAAGTAGGGGGGAGGAAAATATGCCAGATTTCCCAATAATGACCCCACAAATAGCTTTCGATGCTATCCACAACGAAGCGTTTAAGCATGTGTTGATGGAAACCATGAGAGAGCAGGAGTTAATCGACCAGTTTTGCCGGCTGTACAAATGTGAGCAACCTAAGCGCCGAGATAATCCAATCGAAGATATTGTTGACCAAGTCACAGGCTTTCGTCAGCACCAGTGGAACGAGTTCTTTAAGCAATTCATACCGTTTGTGCATCGCGCGGTGTACATGCCGCTACTGTGCCAGTTAGAAGGCGATCCGACATGCTAGGGGAATGGATAAAACACAAGATTCGAGAGCAAGAGCGAAGGGAGCGGCAAGACACATGGGACAGGCATTATCGTCACCTTTGCACGATGCCCGCCAATACATTTGCCGCGATTTATGCAGATTTATTCGAAAATGATGATTTCGTAGACGTTCGATTTAATGGCGAGCTTTACGAAGACACCGCAATTTATTACGCGTCTCTTGCCCGGGACGAAGGGTATGAAGTCCTGGTATAACAGTTTAAAGGGAGAAACATGAACATCCCAAAGACGGCATCCGGTTACACACCACTAACTTTCAGGCCATAGGCCAGCAACTCTCAGAATTACTCCAGTCCGGTAACAGCTTCCGCCTCAAGGTCGAGCCCTGGCGAGAACGTCGCAGCCTTTCACAGAACTCCATGCAACACGCCTGGTACGCAGAAATCAGCCGCTACTTGATCCGTAACGGTCGAAGCTTTGCGTCTGCTGAATGGGTGAAAGACGCGATGAAGCATACCTATCTGGGGTACGAAGAGACTGAAAGGGTGGATGTGATAACCGGAGAGCGAACAGTAATCCAGACACTCAGACACACCTCCCGACTCGATACCGGCGAAATGCACGACTACCTGACAAAGGTGGAAGGCTGGGCCCGCAGTATTGGCTGCCTGCTCACTGCGCCGGATAACAGCGAGTACCGGGAATTACAGAGGAGGCAGGACGAATGAGAACAAGAAAGCACTATGCACAGGATGAACTTGATTACATCCGGCGAGTGGCCGGGAAGGTGCCGCCACAGATAATCAGTAAATCACTCAAACGCACAGAACGCTCAGTTGAGTATAAAGCTCAGCAAATGAGGTTGAGCCTTGCGGTACCAAAAGACGTATTACGCAAGCACTGGCCTGAATATGTGAGAGATGGTGATGAAGCATAGCCCGACACAACGAGCCATTGATAACCTGATATTCCAGCCCACAAAACTCTCCCGCAATAAACCCAAGCCGATACCGATAGCCTCAGAGGTCACCACCTATGACCCCGGGTATCTGCTGCGCAAAAGGAAATATGATTGCATGAGGATAAGGCGCATATGACAGCTTATTACAACGAATTTGACCCAAAAGCAGCAGCATGGCTACGGGAATTAATTAAGCAAGGCCACATCGCAGATGGCGTGGTTGATGAAAGGAGCATTACAGATGTCAGACCTGAAGACCTTACCGGATTCACTCAATGTCACTTCTTCGCTGGAATCGGTGGGTGGTCATATGCACTGCGTCTTGCAGGTGCCCCCGATGATTACCCCTGCTGGACAGGATCACCACCGTGCCAGCCCTTCAGTGTCGCAGGAAAGCAACTCGGACAACTCGACGATCGTCACCTTGCCCCCACATTCATGCGGCTCGTTGAGCAGTGCAAACCTTCAATCCTCTTTGGCGAACAAGTTGCGGCAGCGATTAGAAAACACTGGCTCGATGATTTATTCACTGAGCTGGAAAGACAAGGCTACGCCTGCGGGTCGGCAGTATTGCCAGCGTGCAGCGTCGGTGCCCCGCACAAAAGGGATCGACTTTTCTTTGGGGCAGTTAATCGACTGGCCCACTCCGGCAGCAAACAACGGCACTGGCCCGGGAACGTCGGGGCGACAGGGGGGCATGAATTTACAGACGGCGGCATCAATGGCGGCATGGCCGACACCAACAACAATCGACAACCCGCAGGTTCGCGGGGAGGGAAAAGCTGCAGGAACGTCTCGCGGGACGACGCTGGGCGGCGCGGTTCGACTAATAGACAAGCCCATCAGAATCCTCGCAATAACTGGTCAGACCCTGATTGGCTCAGCGGCAGGGATGGATATTTTAGGCCAGTTGAATCCGGCACATTCCCGCTGGCTAATGGGATTCCCGCCAGAGTGGGACGCCTGCGCGGTTACGGCAATGCCATCGTTCCGCAAGTAGCTGCTGAGTTCATTGGCGCATTCTTCGATAGCCTGGCAGAAACACCATGCACAGCCTGCGGATTCCCTGCTACTGATGGGAAACTCTGTGACTCCTGCGATGAACTGTACAGCGCAAAGAGCCCGAATTTTTATGACCTGGGAGGTGATGATGGTCAGGCAGAAGAAGCCGAAACCGAAAAATTGCCGCCACTGTAAATCGAAATACTTTCCCCGCACCACCACTCAGATAGTCTGCTCAACCTCCTGTGCAATCCAATACAGCAAGCATCAATCAGCGAAACAAGCTGAGCGGCAGGCTATTGCCGACAGGAAAGCGCACCGGGAACGGAAAGCAGACCTGAAGCCATTAAGCCACTGGGTGAACATGACTCAGCGGGCTTTTAACGACTTCATTCGGGCTCGGGACGGGGAGGTATGTATCAGTTGCGGCAGCCGGTCGGCGGTCAGCTATCACGCCGGGCACTTCCGGACTACGGCAAAGGCCAGTCAGCTCAGATTCAACGAGGATAACTGCCATAGCCAGTGCAGTGCCTGTAATACCCACCATTCCGGAAATATCGGACCGTACCGCCTCAACCTGATAGCCAAAATCGGGCCTGAGCGGGTCGAGGCGCTTGAAAATAACAATGAGCCACACCGATACACCAGAGAGGAACTGGACGCCATCAGAGCGCGTTACAGGAAGAAAACCAGAGAGCTGATTAAGCAGCGGGAGGGGCAGCATGATTTATGACCTCAAATTACCGAACTGGGCTGAGTTATCTCCATGTCCTTTTTGCGGTGGCAATGCTGAGCTATCACCTGATGGCGATGGAGTGTTCGCGGGGTGCAGGTCAAAAGATTGTCTGATAAACCCCATAACCGACACATACAGCATTAAACGAGATGCGATAAAAGCCTGGAACCGGAGGCCTCAATGACCTGGCTAACCCGAATCCTCAACCACTTCACCCCGATCACCCCGACAGCCCACTACAAAATATCACACAGCTACCCGGCACAGCCTGGCAGTAAGCGGAGGATTAATGAATCTCGAAAACGCCGTTAAATTTCACAGCCCCAAATCCCCGCAATTCACCGACTCCCCACGGGCAACCGCATCAGAGGCCTTAACCGGTACTGATGTTATGGGAGCGTTTGGGATGGTACAGAGTCGCTCTGCACTCGGATTCACAGCTTTCAGCGGCAAAATGGATCTGAGTGAGAACGACAAACGGAAAGCAATTCAGTTACTGACACAACACGGATTAAAGCACTGCGACAAGGTGGCCGCCTTACGCAAGCTTGAAACCAAGGTTAAGGGAAAAGTGGTGCAAACTCTCGCAACTTTCGCCTTTGCTTCATGGTCCCGTTCTGCGGAAACGCCCGGGGCCCGATGCAAAGACTGTCACGGAACCGGTCGCGCATGTGATCGGGATAAGACAGAGGAGAGCGGGGTATTCACTGAAAAAGAGTGTAACCGGTGTTCCGGGGTAGGTTATTCGAAGCTGCCGGGGAAATCGGTTTATCGTGGCGTAGCCTATGCTTTGTCCGCCGATCAGTGGAAGCGGGGCGTAAGTCAGTTTTACGACTTGCTAATCTCAGAACTGGATAAATCAGAGAGTCACGCCAACAGCATGTTGCGGCTCGTTACCACCTCTTTCGAGTAAATTCGATAACCCCAAACGATTGCACTTGACCAATTACACTTTTTTGGGTAAATTTGACACCAATGGTGGGATTTTATGCTTTCCATCCAGTCAAATTCAAAGGGCTCGCAGATTGCGGGCCTTTTTTCGTTTCTGCGATATGACAATTCATCCAGGCTCTGCTACGGCAGGGCCTTTTTTTATGCCCGAATTTCACCCTCTGCCAATCGACGACCCGTTAAACATCCTCTCTGAGCTGAAGCGTTAACGGCAGCGGGTGAATCCCCTACACACAACACCGTTCCGTAACCACGGAGGTGAACCTATGAAGATCACAAACATGCCCGACAAAGTTGCTTCGGCGGCCAGCTATTGCGTCTCGGGTGGGCTGATATGTGGAGGCGGTATTTTGCAATGGTTACAACACCTGAACTGGAACACCATTGCGGTTATCGGTGGTTTCATCATCGGTATCGTTACTTGCCTCACCAATATGTACTTCAAGCTCCGCCAGACCAGATCGTATGAGTCCGCACTACAAAGGGGAATTATTACCCCACCACAGGAAGACTGACCATGGCCATATCACTTTCACTCAGGAAGAAGCTGATTGCGGCCGCCGGTGGAGGTGTTATTGCCATTGCCTCGGTTCTGGTTAGTAGCCAGGAGGGTATAGAGCACACCCCGTACCGGGACGGCGGCGGAGTCTGGACTGTCTGCAAAGGACACACCGGTCCCGACGTTATCCCCGGACGCACCTACACAGATTCTCAGTGCAATGCCTTCCTGTCTTCGGACATCGCCACAGCTAACCGGTCGGTCACCCGACTTGTAAAAGTTCCGATGGACGAAATGCAGGAGGCGGCTCTGACCAGTTTCGTGTTTAACGTGGGTACCGGTAACTTCTCCCGGTCATCATTACTGCGCGAGCTTAATGCTGGCCACTACACACAGGCATGTAATTCACTCACCCGTTGGGTATATATCGGCAAAGAAAAGTCCACAGGCCTGATGAACCGCCGGCAGGTTGAGCGTGAAGTCTGTATGTGGGGTGCCCAATGATTTGGTTATTCAAGAATTGGCGGTATGTGGTCATCACTATCCTTGCTGGCATATCTCTGAGTCTCACAAGTCTTGTGGATCACTACCGTTACTCTGCTGAATCATGGAAAGAGAAGTCACAGCAGCAATCCGCACTGGCAGACTCCCGACTAAAGACCATCGCCGCGATGCAGGAACAGCAGAAATCTGTGTCTGACATCGACAACCAGTACCAGACAACTATCAAGGCGAAAGACGATGAAATCAGTTCTCTGCGCAACAGCGTTGACTCTGGTGCTGTCCGGCTGCGCATCAAAGCAGTATGTCCAGTCGGAGTGTCCAAAACCTCCGGCACCGCCAGCCGCTCTAATGCAACCAGCGCCGAACTCAGTCCGGACGCTCGACAAGATTATTACACCCTCCGAAGCCAGTTAAACCAGGCCACCGCCCAGATTAACGGCCTGCAGGCTTACATCAGGGAAATTACCAAATGAATTTTATCCAGTGGCTCAAGGGCCTTTTCAAAAAAGAGAGAGAAGAAATGTCAGATCAATCCGTAGTGCAACCAGAAGCAGCTACCCCGGTGGCAACTGAAACGCCAGCAGCTACCGAAACGCCAGCAGCAACTGATGCCGGTACCGCAGCGACAAAAACCGAAAGCACTGACCAGTCACCACTGGAGCAGGCTAAAGCCAAGTTTGACGCTTTCGTTGAATTTGTTGAGCACGGCCTGGAAGTCCTCGGCGAAGAAGCCGAAGCCGATCTGGTCGCTCTGAAAGATAAGTTCCTTTAATCAGAACAGAGGCCATTACGGTGGCCTCGATTGTGATTATTTTTTGGTAAACATTTCAGCGATAATGAATCCAGCAATAGTACATATATTTGCTCCATTAGCCACCCAGCGGTCGAACTTAGAAGATTCAAAGACTTTTTTTACCGCCTTCTCATCTTTTACATTCACCCCGCTTTGCAACAAAAGCTCTTTAATTTTAGTAAGTTCCTCAGATGGAGTGTCTCGGCTTAGGCCAACACCGTTATAATCATCACCTTTTCCACGCGGTTTATTGACGATAACAACATGCCTCCCTTGGGTGTCGCCGAACTGACAATTTTCAATCTCGGTATCATCAGCATTACCTAAGAAAAGAGTGCCTTTTACTGAGGACCCAAAAGAACTTCCCTTAATTTTAACTGGCATTTGCTAGCTCCTTAAAGATGAATTGCGTCAATTGAATATTGATCATTTACCCTAAAAACTAAAGAGAAAATTATGGCAAAGCCGGATTGGAGCGAGCTTCAAGATCGGTTCCTGTCCGAACATGCCGAATCCGGCGTATCACCGAAAGAGTGGTGTGAGTCGCAGGGGCTGAACTATGCAACTGCTCGCCGATACATTAAGAAACCTGCGCAGAGTGCGCAAAAAAGTGCGCAGAGTAAAACGCGCAGTGCGCAAAAGCAGGAATGCGCAGAAAAGCTGATTGAAGATGATGGTCTGTCTGACCAGGTGCGCTTGTTTATCGTGGAGTACCTGAAAGACAGTAATGCGACACAGGCAGCAGCACGCGCTGGTTACAGTGACCCGAATTACGGCCGTCAACTGATAGCGAAACCTAACGTAGCCAAAGCCATCGCCGAACAGCAGAAGAAATCCCTCGCACGAACCATCGGCACTGCCGACGAAATCCTTTCACAGATGTGGCAATTAGCAACCTTTGACGCCAACGAGCTATCGCAATATCGCCGTGGCTGCTGCCGTCACTGCTGGGGCATCGACCATAAATACCAGTGGACCGAATTCGAATACCGGCAGGCTGAAGATAAAGCCGAACGCCAAGGCAAAGCACCGCCTGATGATTCCGGCGGTCTCGACTACAACCGCACCATTGACGCTAACCCTGATTGCCCTGTTTGCAGTGGTGAAGGAGTAGGGCGCGTTTACATGCAGGACACTCGAAAACTGTCTCCGATTGCCAGGCTGGCTTATTCCGGCACCAAAATCACGAAAGGCGGTGTAGAGGTAGTCAGCATCAGCCGTGAAAAGATGTTTGAAGCCATCATCAAACGGATGGGCCTGTCTGATAGCGAGATTGCGCAGAAACTCCAGCAGCTTGAGCTGGAACGCAGGCAGCTTGAGATTGAGAAACTGCGCAAGGAAATCAGTGCGCAGGGAAGTGATCAGCCGATAACACGAATGGAGGTGGTAATTGTCGGGGAGAATAATCAGAACGACCCTCACGCCACCACAGGGTAAGTTTTTTAACCTTCAGTGCAAATATCCGGCCTTTGTCGGTGGCTTCGGTACCGGTAAGACGGAAACTATGGCGGTGAGCGCGTTCCGTGACGCCAGCCATTCATCTGACGCACTGATAGCGATGTATGAACCGACCTACGACCTGATCCGCTTAATCCTCGCGCCTCGCATGGAGGATAAGCTCAGTGAGTACGGCGTCCGGTACAAGTACAACAAATCTGAGAACATCATTTACACCTCGTCACCGGGCATTGGTGACTTTGTTCTGCGCACGCTGGATAACCCGGCGCGTATCGTCGGTTATGAGTCCTACCGCAGCCACATTGACGAAATCGACACACTGAAAGAGCAACACGCCACTGATGTGTGGATCAAGGTGATTGCCCGTAACCGTCAGCGACCCAACGGATTGCCTGACCCGTTCAACCGGGTAAGCGTCTACACCACGCCGGAAGGTTTCCGGTTCGTGTACAAGACGTGGAAACGCAACCCGAAGCCTGGTTATGAGATGGTTCAGGCCAGCACCTACAGCAACCCGTTTCTGCCACCGGATTACGCCGACACATTGCGCAGCTCTTATCCTGCGCAGTTAATCGAAGCCTATTTGAACGGTGATTTCGTCAACCTGACCAGCGGCACGGTGTATCACTGCTATGACCGCAAGCTTAACGGCAGTAGCGAAGTGGTCACCGGCAACGAACCGATTCATGTCGGCATGGACTTCAACGTCGGCAAGATGTCGGCCATTGTCCATGTCCTGCGTGGTGAGCTGCCTCATGCCGTGGATGAAATTACGAGCGGCTACGATACGCCTGACGTTATTAAGACGCTGCAAAACCGCTTCCCGGCTAACAAGGTGCATGTCTATCCCGATGCCAGCGGTAACAGCCGCAAATCAGTCAACGCCTCAGAAACAGACCTCAGCCTGTTGCGCACTGCCGGCTTTACCGTCCACGTAAATGGCACAAACCCGTCAGTTAAAGACAGGGTGAACTCAGTGAATGCAATGCTGCTGAATGCCGAAGGTGATCGCCGGTATCGCATAAACGCCGACAGGTGCCCTGTGTACGCGGAATCACTTGAGCAGCAGATTTGGTCACCCAATGGCGAGCCTGACAAAACAGCAGGCTTTGACCATACGAATGACGCAGGCGGTTATTTCATTGTGAAGCGATTCCCGATCATCAAGCCAACTGGCAAAGTAACTCAACTCCGGATGTAAACCATGGCAGATATTTCTACACCCAATCTCGACTACAACGATATGTGCGAGGCGTGGGACATCAATGATGCGCTCATGGGCGGAACGCTGGAAATGCGCCGCCAGGGTGAAATCTATCTCCCGCGCTGGCCGAACGAAGATAAAGAGAGCTATAAGCAGCGACTCTGTGCAGCAACGCTTCTTCCTGCCTACGAAGAAACAATAAAACAGAACCTTGGACGCATCTTCGCCGAGCCGACTGTACTCAGCACATCAACACCGCCGAAAATACAGGCGCTTGCTGAAAACATCGATATGGAAGGCAACCGGCTTGATGTCTGGGCGCAGCAGTTCTTCAGCATCGCGTTTCAGTACGGACTGGCCCACGCCCTTGTCGACTATCCGAAAACTGACCCGACTGCGGTAAAAACCCGTGCCGATGAACAGCAGTCCGGTGCACGTCCATATGTCACCATGCTGAACCCGCGGCAAATCATCGGCTGGCAGTCTGCTATTCAGGGCGGAAAGGTCGTATTGACCGATCTGCGTATCAAAGAAATTGTCGTTGTCGAAGGTGACGATTTCGGACAGGAAAAGGTTGAGCAAATCCGGCACATCATGCCCGGGAAGGTGGAGATTTACCGGACTCCGATGGGTGATGACGGGGCAAAAACCTGGGTCATGGTCGACCAGTGGGAAACCAGCCGGCAGGATATACCGTTGGTGACGCTATACACCAAGCGCACCGGCTTCATGCGCGGCGCACCGCCACTGCTTAACCTGGCGCACCTGAATATCAAGCACTGGCAGTCACAGTCGGAGCAGGACAACATTCTGCACGTTGCCCGCGTTCCGCTGTTATCGGTCTACGGGCTGACGGAAGGTCAGGAGCTGACTATCGGTTCATCATGCGCAACGCAATTCTCTGACCGCTCAACTCAAGGCATGGAGTATACCGAACATTCCGGAACAGCTATCGGTGCCGGGAAAACTTCTCTCGACGACCTGGAAAACCAGATGCGTCAGGCAGGGGCGAAACTCGTTCGCGCACAGAACACGTCCACCAAGTCTATTGAGCAGAACCATTCCGAGCACATGCAGGAAAACTCGCCGCTTTACACCATGGCGAATTCACTGGAAGACGCGCTGGATAACATTCTGCAGATTATGGCTGAGTGGATTGGCGAGAAAGATGGCGGAAATGTCGACATCAGGACTGAGCTGGACGTTTCCACACAGACCTACGATGCACCGTCGGCGCTTGCCGTTCAGTCTCTTGAGCAGGGCGGTATTATCCGCAAAATTGACGCCGTCATGACGCTCCAGGCGCTTAAATTCATCGATCCGGACGCAGACCCGAATGATGTCGTTGACCAGCTTAACAACCTGCCGGTCGCAATCGCGCCTTCGCCAGCACCCACGCCACCAGTGACGCCGGAATCAATAGCGAGCATGACCGATGACGACAGCCAATGAGACGCTACGTGATGAATACATCGCTCACGCCATATGGGTGAGCAGATTCGGTACCGGTGTTGCAAACAGGATGGTCAATATCCTCAACGAGAGCGATGCAGAGCTTACGGCGCGATTACTGGTTGCAATGGATGGCCTGAGCGCGAGTAACTTCACTGTGACGCGCCTGGAGGCTTTGATGGGCGGCGTACGCTCCGTTAACTCTCAGGCAGTCAGCGCAATGCTGACCGGCCTCAATGATGAAATCCATCAGCTTGCCTTGCATGAAGCAGGCTATCAGCTCGATCTCTTTCACCACGCAATACCTGATTCGGTGCTGGCATTGCACCCGCTGACAGGCATTCATCCGGATGCGCTTTACGCGGCCACAATGGCACGGCCATTCCAGGGTCAATTGCTCAGTGAGTGGGCGTCGAATCTGGAAGCCGACCGGATGACCAAAATCCGCAACACTGTCCGACAGGGCTTTTTGCTCGGCGATACCACTGAGCAGATTGCGAAGAAAGTCCGTGGCCATGCGAATAACGGTTACAAAGACGGCGTTTTACAGGTGAGTCGGGCAAATGCTGCCAGTATCGCTAAAACAGCGGTAGGGCATCTCGCAGCAACAGCCAGAGACAGCTTTGCATCGGCTAACGATGACATCATGAAAGGCAAGCAATGGCTGTCGACGCTGGACAACCGCACGACGCCGGAGTGCCGCATTCGTGACCGCCTGAAGTACACGCTGGATAACAAGCCCATCGGTCACAAAATACCGTATCTGCAGGGGCCCGGTAAACTTCACTGGTGCTGCCGCTCGACTGAAACCTACATTCTCAAATCTGCTGCAGAACTCGGCATTGATATCAAAGAAATCCCGCCATCAGCCCGCGCCAGTATGGACGGACAGGTGCCGGGTGATACGGATTATCAGAGCTGGTTTGCCCGGCAGTCATATGACCGGCAGAAGCAGATTGTCGGTGAGAAACGTGCGCGGTTAATGCGTGATGGCGGCATGAAGCCGGACGCTTTCTACAGCGATAACGGGGAATGGCTGACGCTTGCACAGCTAAAGGCTCGGGACGCCACGGCGTTCGATAAAGCAGGAATCAATTAACAGGGTCACTTCGGTGGCCTTTTTTTATGGCCGCAATCCGGATGGTGAGTGGCGCAACGGTCGGATGACCAAACCAAAGGTATAAGCATGAAACTGAAAACAGTAGAAGTGAACGGTCAGCAATTCGCAGCTCTCGACAACAACGGTTTGCCGGTGTACGTCCATGAAGATGGCAAAGAAATCGGCTTCGATGCTGCACAGGCTATCGGGAAAATCTCGGCGCTGAATGGCGAGGCTAAATCTCACCGTGAAGCGAAAGAAGCAGCAGAATCCAGCCTGGCGAAGTTCTCCGGCATCAGCGACCCGTCAAAAGCGCTGGAAGCTCTGGAAATGATGACCAAAATTGACCAGAAAAAACTGATTGATGCCGGTTCCGTTGACCAGGTTAAAGCCGAGATCACCAAGTCATTTCAGGCCCAACTGGAAGAGGCTGCAAATCGCAGTAAGGCTCTGGAAGGTCAGCTTTATGACGCGAAGATCGGCGGCAGCTTTGCTGGCTCCAAGTTCATTTCTGAAAAGATGGCAATCCCCTCTGATTTCGTTCAGGCCCGCTTTGGTCAGTCATTCAAAATTGAAGACGGTCAGGTTGTTGCCTATGACGGCAGCGGTAACAAAGTTTACTCCCGCTCCAAGCCTGGTGAACTCGCCGGATTTGATGAAGCGCTGGAGTACCTGGTCGAGCAATACCCGCAGAAAGACCACATTCTGAAAGCCAGCGGCAATAACGGTGGCGGCTCTCAGACCTCGCAGCATGCTGTCGGACAGAAAACGATGAAGAGCGACACTTTCAAAGGATTGGGGCCTGTTGAGCAACGCGCAGCACTCAAAGACGGAGTCACTATCGTCGATTAAAGATCACCAATTGCCACGCCTCGGATGGGGTTTGGTGCCTGAGCCGGATGGCTCAAAAAACCTCATATCAACTTAATAGGAAATCAAGAGATGGCGAATACGCTGACTAATTTAATACCGACCATTTTTACCGCTCTGGACGTAGTGTCACGCGAGCAGGTCGGCTTCATCCCTGCTGTGGCCCGCAACGCAAAAACGGACGCAGCGGCAAAAGGTCAGACGGTAACAGCACCGGTCGCACCGGTCGCAACCACTGTTGACATCACGCCGGGTGCAACCGCACCGAATGACGGAGATCAGGACATTGGTAGCGTTAACGTGCAAATCACCAAGTCCAAAATGGCCGCGGTCAAATGGAACGGTGAAGAACAACTGGCTATCGGGCCATCAGGCACCTACAACACCATTCTGGCTGACCAGTTCAAGCAGGCATTCCGCGCCATTGCGAACGAAGTCGATGCTGACCTTGGTGCGCTGTATCTGAACTCGTCCCGCGCAGTTGGTACCGCCGGCACTACACCGTTCGGCGTAAAAGAAGACCTTTCCGATGCGGCACTGGCCCGTCAGGTGCTGGAAGACAACGGCGCACCGACTACCGACCTGCAAATGGTTCTGGGTTCTTCTGCTATCGCTAACCTGCGTGGCAAACAAGCTGTGCTGTTCAAGGTAAACGAGGCAGGTACTGACCAGCTTCTGCGTCAGGGTATCATCGGCAGCCTGGAAGGTTTTAACCTGCATAACTCTGCCGGTGTGGCTAAAACTGCAGCAACAACAGCATCAGGCTATCTGGTAAACGGTGCCAAAAACGAAGGTGATGTGATCATCGCAGTGGACTCCGGTACTGGCGGCATCCTGCAGGGCAATGCAGTGAAATTTGCGGGAGATGATAATACCTATTTGGTAGTAGCGACGACCGCAACAACCATCACGCTGGCAGCTCCCGGCCTGCAGCAGGCTCTGGCTGATAATGCTGAAATCACCGTTATCGGCGGATTCACTGCCAATATGGCATTTGATCGCAATGCCTTCCTGCTGGCTGCCCGTACTCCGGCAATGCCGCAGGGTGGTGATACTGCTGATGATGTGATGAACGTCACCGACCCGGTTTCCGGAATTACCTTCCAGGTGGCGCTGTACCGTCAGTACCGTCAGGTGCGCTATGAAGTTGGCCTGGCGTGGGGTGTGGCATCTATCAAGCCTGAACACGCGACTATCGTTCTGGGCTAATAGCTATTCCTGACATGGGGCTGCGGCCCCTTTTTAAATGGAGGGCTTATGGCCGGACTTACAAAAGAACAGCGGGCGCAGCGCGAGGCTGAAAAGGCTCAAAGCCAGCAGGAGTTTGTCTGCATGGTGACAGAGTTTCCTGCATTTGAAGGTGCGCCAACACGGGCCGACGTGCATCCGGAAGAGGTTGAGGCCTGGAAAGCGCATGGCTGGAAAGTCGGGGTGTAATCATGATCACCTTCATCACGACGGATGATGTCGATACCACTCTCGGCAGCACATGGGCTGATGCCAGCGCCAAAGCAAAAGCTGTCCTGATGGCGAACACCTGGCTCAACGGCGCTTCATTACGCCTGCCGCATGACAGGGTCACACATGAGCTGATTATCCCTGATGATGTGAAAGTTGCCGGTGCTTATGTGGCGCTTGCGGCTGCAAATAACGGCCTGTATCAGCAAAAGACTGATTCCGGAGCAATCCTGAGCAAGTCGGTTGATGCAAACGGCGTCAGTGTGTCAAAGACCTTTGCTGACCTGTATGCGAACAGCGCTTCTCTGCTGGACTCGAACCTGCAGCTGGCAATGGCAATGCTCAAACCATACGGGCTGAGTACGTCGCAAATCCGGATTGTTAGAGGCTGATATGGGGATGCGTGACGATTTGCAGGCAGAGCTTGCAGAGGCATTTGATAGCGCAGACTGGCTGGGTGATGCCGTGAATGCGTTTGCCGGTAGTTATGTTGTGGCCGGTGAAGTTGATCCGGTTACAGAGGAGTCGGCCAGCCAGACGGTGAACTATTCCGGGCGCGGCGTGCTGTCAGGTTACAGTCTGAGCCGCATTGATGGCGTCAATATCCTGCATGGTGACCTGAAGCTCACGGCGCTGACAAATGAAGTAACGGATAAGCCTGCTGAGAATCACGTCATCACGGCACCGGATCTGGTTACAGGGATTCAGCAGGCGTACAAGGTCGTCACTGTCGGTACTGATGCGGCGAAGGCCACGTATTCTATTCAGTTGCGGAGGGCATAGCATGGCGAAAGGCTGGAGTTTTGACCCGTCAGAGTTTGCTGGAATGGTTGAGGAGGATGTCGGGAAAAAGCTGAGGGTTATTTCCGTCCAGTTGCTGAATGAGATTGTGATGACCTCTCCGGTCGGGAATCCCGAACTGTGGATGAGTAAACCACCTCCCGGCTATGTCGGCGGTACGTTCCGGGCGTCAAACCTTGTCAGTGTCGGTGAACCTGATTACTCAGAGCCCGCCGGTCCGGATGAAGAAGGCACCCGCACCATCCAGCAGGGGAATGCAGTCATCGCTACAGGCAAACCTTTCTCAGTTATCTATATCCAGTCAAACCTGCCATACAGTGTGGCTCTCGAAAACGGACACTCAACGCAGGCACCGACCGGCATATATGCCAATGCATTTAACGGAGTAGCTCAGGCCAACAAATGACCCTCACCGAAATAAGAAACGCTGTCATTAAGCGAATGACGGCGCAGGCGGCTATGCCTGCAGGTTCTGTGACCTATCCGAATGACCCGACTTTCGACCCAAGCGGTAAAACCATCTGGGCCAGATTAACAAATCTTCCCGGGATCGCCGGAGCTGTTGAGATTGGCGACGGTCCGGTAGTTCACCGCACAGGGACCATCATCATTCAGTTATTCGTCCCGACCGGATCGCGCTCACTTCTCATTACCGAAACCGCTGATGCTATCCGGGAATTGTTCGAGTTTCAGACGGACGGTGCGCTGGATTACTTTGCTGTTAGCGCGGTCGATGCCGGAGAAACCGACGGATGGGCGCAGATGAACCTTTCCATACCTTACCGCGCTATGTAGCGCTTAACTTCAATAGGAGGCTCCTGTGAGTTCAGGCGCTAAGATTCAAACGGCATATTGCCGTGAAACAACACCAGGAACCACTCCGGCCAGTCCGGCGTGGCTGCTTTTAAAACGCGTCACTAACGGTCTGAAACCCACTCAGAACATGGTAGAGAACGCGGAGATTGGCGGCACCCGCATGGCGAACGGTAAGACCCCGGGCACCACTGATGTCGGCGGTGATGTGGTCTGCAAATACCGTTACGGCCAGCATGATGACTTCCTTGCATCATGCTTCGGCAATGACTGGGTCGATAACGTGCTGACTATGGGGAATAACCGCATCGCGTTTTCCGTGGCGTCATTCGCCTCAGATATTGGCGTAGCGTCAATTGCTACCGGCTGCCAGGTCGGCACCTTTAAGCTGGAAATCCCGAACGATGGTGATTTGCAGGCTACGATCACCCTGGCTGGCCTTGACTGGAACGATAAAGACGACGGCACCAGTTATTTCGACTCTCCAACGGATGCGGCCGGCACACTGCGTTACTCGTTTAAGCAGGTAACGGCAATCAGCCTGAATGGTATTGCTGGCGGTTCAGGTTTCTGTGTGGATACCTTTGATATCCAGTTTGATAACGGACTGAAAACGCAGCGCTGTATCGGTACCGGCACTGGCTTTGCTGGCGCGAACATCCCGACCACGTTCACGCCATCCGGGCAAATTACCCTTTCATGGTCAAAATCGGCCTATGAAACGTGGAAAAAAACGCTGACCGGTGCTGCGATGCCATTCAGCTTCACAATTGCGAATGATGAAGGCTCTTACACCTTCGATTTTCCTTCTGTGCAGGTTGATGGTGACTGGCCTGATGGCGGCAATACCGACATTGTTCAGGTGAAGCTGAATATCACCGGTTCGGATATTCCACCAACCATCACCCGCGCTCCGGCGGCAGTAGCGGTCACCGGGATCACCGTGACGCCGACCACTGCGTCAGTTGCCGTCGGTCAGTCTGTCGCTCTCACAGCCGCTTTGTTGCCTAATAATGCATCAAATGTCGGTGTTACATGGGCGTCTTCCGACGAGAAGATTGCAACCGTAACAAACACTGGACGACAAGTATCCGCTTCAGGTGTCGCCGCGGGCAATGCGACCATTACTGCCACTTCAAGTGACGGGTCATTCGTAGCGACTTCAGTAGTCACCGTAACCGCAGCACAATAATCCCACCTTTTGCCCGTTGCGCTCTGCGTGACGCTTCGGGCCTTTTAACGCAGAGGCACTATGTTAATTATTAATAAACACCTGGACGCTGACGGAACCCGCTGGATTGAGCCGGTAGAGGGTCTGAAACTCAAAGTCGGCAGCGTATCAAGTCACGGGTTCAAATCCCGCAGCGCACTGGTGCGCCGCCATATCGATAAGCTGGACAACCTGTTTAAAGCCGGCACCACTGATTTTAGTCTGAATTCTGTGGGTGACATCGACTCGATGGACGATCTGCTGCTGGAAACGTGTGCCGGACACCTGTTGCTTGACTGGGAGGGTGTCGGTGAAGTTGTCGACGGTAAAGAGCAGGCGATCCCTTACACGCCGGAAGCCGGGCTGATTTTCCTGCAACAAAATCCGGAGTTCTACTGGTTCATCCTCAAAGCTGGCTCAGATATTGCCGCCGGTAAAGAAGAACAAAAACAGGATGCCGTGGGAAAGTAATAGCCGCGCAGAAGTGGCTTAACCGGTATTCGGGGCCTGAAGGTGAGCGTAATCGCTGGCGTGAAGAACGCCTGGGCATTAAGCCAAGCGACGAACCTGAAATTGATGAGATGACCGCGCTGATATTGTCGGCCTATGCCGCTATCAGTCGCGGCAGGCAATATGTCGGCATGATGGCGTCACCGCTTCCATTATCTCTCAGGGACGTTGATACCTACCTGGCGTCAAGGCCCGTAACGATTGACCGGGAGTTGTTGGAGGAGGCGATTTTCGCCCTGGATGACGTTTACCGCGATGAATGGGCGAGAGATCAGAATGATGAAGATGGAGATGAAGATTGATTGTTAAGTATTTTTTATTGAAGTGAATCCGTTTCTTGTTAAGATGTTTCTGATTGCAATCAAATGGAAACAGAATAATGAAAAAGATGTTCGCCCTAGCGGTTGTTGGTGTGGCTTTACTTAGCGGGTGTAGTGCACGAGTTGCTGACCTGACGATAGGCAGTACGAAAAACTATGACATCAACTCAAATCACTTCATCAAGGGTGCTCGTGTTACGGGTGAAGATTCAGCGCCTGTTGTGATTTTCCCTCTGGGAATACCTAACGTTAAAACAGCTATAGACAACGCTATCGAGAAAGATAAGTGCTCTGTAGCGTTATCTGATTTAGTGGTAACTCAGTACAATCACTCTTTCCTCTTTGGTAAGTTCGGCTTCATCGTTGAGGGTAATCAGGTGATTGACCGTTCACAGCCTGGTTGTGAAAACGCGAACTAATATGAAGCCACCTCCGGGTGGCTTTTTTCTTTATGAGCATCAGCATAGCTCGTTGCTTCCCTTTGCATAAGTTTCCCTTTAGGATTGGTCTTAACTTTACTAATGGGGATAGGGATGTGGAATTACTGCTAATCTGTGCCGTTCTAGGCTGCATACCTGCAGCGATAGCAAGTAGCAAAGGTCGCTCATTTGGTGCGTGGTGGATTTATGGTGCATTACTATTCATCGTTGCCCTTATTCACTCCCTTTGCATTAAAAGAGACCACAAGGCAATAGAGAAAGAGCAGCTTTCTGAGGGGCTCGTTAAGTGCCCGTATTGTGCTGAGATGGTGAAGCCAGAGGCAATCAAGTGCAAGCATTGTGGAAGCGATCTGCAACCCTTACCTACGAAGTCTGCGCTTGTACCTATTGCAAAAATCGAAGTTACCAGGAACTTAGCAGACTCCGTGATTCTCGATGACTTTAAGGTGAGCGATATTTGTACAAGGATGCGTATTGGCAACGAAAGGAAAAGTGTTCAGGAATTATTGGATGAATACTCAGGGGAGTTAACAGCGATAAAGGATAGAATTCCGGAGTCTCTGCACAATAAGTTCGATGAATCATTAATTAATCATCTGAATAAATAAGTTATTTCACTTTTTAAGAAAATAAATTATTGCCCATAACCTCGCTCCGGCGGGGTTTTTTATGCCCGGAGAAAAGCAAATGGCAGAACAAACATCCCGCCTCGCCGTCATCATCGACAGCTCCGGGGCTCAAAAAAGTGCTGAAACACTGACGAGTGCACTGGTCAACCTCTCTCAGGAGGGTAAAAAGGCAGAAACTGCAACTGATAACCTATCCTCCGCTACCAAAGATTTAAATTCATGGCTGAAACAGGGCCCAAAGGCGGCATCTGATGCTTCAAAGGCAATCGAAGATGAAGCGAAGTCATTAAACTCGTTACTCGAAAAAATCAGGCCGACAAATAAGGCTTTGTCTCAACTGGATAGCATGAGCAAGCAGCTATCCCAGTCGTTTTCTAAAGGATTGATTAACGAGTCCCAGTTTAATACTTACGATAAAATTCTGGGTAATTTAGTCGATAAATACGAGAAGGTTGATGATGAACTAACTGGTATAGCCCAGGCTGAGAGAGAAGCTGCAGCAGCTGCTAAAGCCACTCAGCAAGCTCATGAAGCCGAAGCCCTGGCACTCCAGAAAATGCTTGATAAGCTCGACCCGGTGTCAGCATCTGTTCGTCGACTGGAGCAGGATCAGCAATCACTCCAATCCGCACTTTCCTCAGGGAAGATTTCCGGTGATGAATATGACAAATATTCAGAAAGCATAGCCCGTGCCAGAAAAGAGGTTACAGGGGAAGCCCAGGCTGAGCGCGATGCAGCAAAAGCAAGAGAGCAGCAAGAGCAGTCGTTCCAGAGGATGCTGGATAAAATCGATCCTGTTTCCTCAGCCCTCCGTAACCTGGAGAAACAGCAGAATGACCTGTCAGCAGCTCTGTCCAGTGGCAAAATCAGTGCAGATCAATATGGGCTTTACGCCCAAAAGGTAGACGAGGCACGCCGTGAAGTTAACGGAGAAGCCCAGGCCGAGCGGGACGCAGCGAAGGCGCATGACGCACAGGTCGCATCACTGCAAAGGCTGGTAGCTCAGCTTGATCCGCTTGGCGAATCGTTCAGAAAGTTATCCCAACAGCAGCAACAGCTTGATGATGCTAAATCTTCCGGGATGCTATCCACAGACCGTTACACTGAATTATCTGCAGCTCTGACCAAAACCAGAGATGAATTGCAAAAAACTGCTGAAGTGTCACACACCACAGCTCATGCAATGCAAATGCTGCCGATGCAAATGTCTTATATCTTAAGCGGCCTTGCCAGTGGCCAGTCGCCGTTTATGGTTCTGATCCAGCAGGGCGGTTGGCTTACCGGAATGTTTGGCGGGCTCGGGGCCACCATTAAGGGCGTTGGCACGTATGTCGCAGGGCTGGTAAATCCTTTTACAGTGGCGGCTGCAGCCGTTGGCGTTCTCGGGCTTGCTTATTATGAAGGGGCCGCTGAGCAGGAGGATTTCCGTAAATCTCTGATACTCACCGGTAACCAGGTTGGAAAGACCGCCGATCAGCTATCGGATATGGCGACCACTATCAGCAATGTTACAGGGTCAACGCATGGTCAAGCGGCATCGGTGATTAATCAGGTAGTATCGGCTGGTAATATTGCCGGTGACTCTCTACAGAAAGTCTCTGCTGCAATCGTCAGCATCAGCGATGCAACCGGACAGGCCACTGATAAATTAGTCTCCGATTTCAGCAATATTGCCAATGACCCGGTAGCGGCGATCACAAAACTGAACGACCAGTACCATTTCCTCACGCTGGCGACCTACAACCAGGTTAAGGCGCTTCAGGATGAGGGTGATCAACAGGATGCCGCAAGAATAGCAAGTGACGCTTATGCCACGGCATTAAGTAGCCGCGCAAAAGACATCAGGCAGAACCTCGGGTATATCGAGTCAGCGTGGGATACGCTCGGTAATGCGGCCAAATCTGCATGGGATAAAATGCTGGATGCAGGTCGTGAGGAGACGTTACAGGAGCGTTTGAATGATGCCAAAAAGCAACTCACCAATTCGTCTGCGGGCTATACGCGAGACGTCTGGGGGAATGTAACCGGCAGAACGTCACAGGCGAATGCAAATGTTGATATTCTGCAGTCTGCTGTGAACCTGCAAAATGACCTTTCCGGCGCTATAAGCAGTGCTAATGCAGCAACTCAGCGGCAAATAACCTTACAACAACAGTCTGATAAAGACGGTGAGCAATTTGCGACAGCCGCAGAGAAACGAGCCAAAGCTATCAAGCTGGAGAAAACATACCTTGATGCCGGCGTTATCAGCCTCAAAGAATATGACAATCGTGTAAGCCGCATCAATGAAATGTATAAGGACCCGGCGGCACCGAAGCAGCGTCAGGGGAAAGCCTACACCGAAGATGCAGGCAGTCGCCTGCTGGAGCAAATTACCCAGCAATCAGCAGCGCTGGTATCGCAACTGAATACGACTGAAAAGCTGTCTTCCGTAACTCAGCAGAGAATTAAGTTTGAACAGCAGATCGCAGACATTCGTCAGAAAGTAGCCCAGAACCAGCCTATAACTGCAGACCAGCGTTCGCTTCTCAGTCAGCAGTCTGAAATTGAACAGGCATACAAGCGACAGGAGGCACTTCAGAAAAGTGTCACCACTCTGGATGACTACCGGAAGATGATGCTGGAGATTGAGCCTAAAGAACAGAAGCAGAATGACACCCTGCAGAAGCGGTTAAAAATACTTCAGGACATGGTGGCGCTGAAAAAGCTATCCCCAGAGGACGCAGCAAGACAGGCCGGGGAGGCAATAAGCAAAAATCCGTTGCCTGACCAGGTGATCTCCGCGGTCAATAAATCCGGAGGTAGCTTAAAGTCCGGAGCGACTAACTCAGACCTGTCCAGCCAGGGCATGAGTATTATGGGGATGAAGTCCAATCCTGAGATTGAGACAATTCAGCAGCTCAAGAAAGCCCAGTTAGCCTATGCCAAGTGGCTGGATCAGCAGCAAAAGGAAATTATTAAAAATACGCTTTTGAATGAGGAGCAAAAGCGCACTCAATTGAATGCAATCCAGAAGACAGGAATGCAAAACCAGCAGATGATCTCTACTGCAACCTATGCCTCTGAATTAAGTGCAGCACAGAGTTCATTTTCATCCATCACTGACTCTATGAACACCATGTTCGGACAGCAGTCAGCAGCATACAAAGCCGCATTTGCTGTGAGTAAGGCATTCTCTATTGCACAGGCTTCCCTGAACATGTACACGGCATTGTCTCAGGTAATGGCCGACCCTTCCGCACTCACCATTTATCAAAAGTTAGCCGACTATGCGACAGTCGCCGCGTCAATGGCGAGCATAACATCAGGTATTACCAGCATTGCTGCGACGGGCTTCCAGTCCGGGGGGTATACCGGTAATGGTGGTGTGAGTGATGTTGCCGGTGTTGTTCACGGACAGGAGTTCGTTATGGATGCTGCGGCAACGAAGCGGATCGGCGTCAGCAATCTTGAAGCCATTCGCAGAAACGGGCTGGATGCCACTCTGTCACGGTCAGGTTTCGGGACTGGCGCTAAAAATGTCAGTAATAACCAATCAAATGTGACGCATTTAACGGTTCAGGCACCCCCGATCACTATCAATGGTAACCCCTCTGACTCAACCATCCAGCTTATGCAGCAAGCCGCAAAACAGGGCGCTCAGCAGGGTTACAAGATGGTTGCAGGAGATCTGGCCGCGGGAAAGGGGCAAGTGCATAAATCACTGACTGCCGGATATAACACTTCAAGGAGAACAGGTTAATGGCAGACATCTACTATCCACACCAATATCTGCCATTACCTCAGCAGGATGGCTATGCGTTCCAGCCTATCAGCCCGCTCCGGCGCACAGACCTTACATCCGGTCGTGCGAGGCAGCGCAGGCTGTATACCTCAACTCCCACCCAGGCGTCAGTGACCTGGCTGTTTACCACTGACCCGCAGTGCCAGGTATTTGAAGCGTGGTTCCGGGATGCTCTTACAGACGGTGCATCCTGGTTCTATATGCGCCTGCAGACTCCGGTCGGCACCAAGGACTATAAATGCCGGTTTACGGATAGTTATCAGGGCCCGACGCTGGTTGCGCCTATTTACTGGCAATATACCGCAACGCTGGAATTGTGGGAAAGACCGTTGCCGCCGGTTGGCTGGGGTAACTATCCGGAGCTACTTATCGGCTCTGACATCATTGATATTGCCATCAACAAGGAGTGGCCGCAGGCATGACAGTATTAAACCGGCTCTATGCATCGTCCGGCCCGGAAGTGCTGATTAACACTCTGCAAATCAATGTAGGCGATGACGTTTATTATCTCTGTCAGGGGTATGACGACATCGTCGCTACAGATGAGAGTGGCAATAGCCTGACGTTTACTGCATGCGCTATGGATGTCGCGCTGCCGGCCAGAAACACTGACGGTACGCAGGATTTGAATATAGCGATCAGCAACGTTGACGGGATTGTCTCCACTACTATCCGGAATGCTCTGAGTTCTCTCAGCGGAGCTACAGTGACATACCGGCAATACATTTCCTCTGACCTTTCAGCGCCGTCATCAACGCCTTACACCATGGCTATCAAAACAGGACAATGGACTTCACTGCAGGTGCAAATCACCGCCGGTTACATGAATTGGCTTGATACAGCGTGGCCGCGTTACCGGTACACACTTCCCGATCATCCCGGGCTTCGTTACATCAGCTAAGAGGCTTCCATGTTTAATCCAGATAAATACCTGACTGTCCGCTGGCAGATGGGGGGAAGGGTGTACCCGGTTCTCGACTGCTACGGCCTTGTTCATGAGGTCAGGAGGGATCTTGGGCTTCCGGAGTGGCCGCTGTTTGAGTCGGTCACGAAAGACGGCCGACAGATGGCCGACTTCTGCGATGAATACCGTAAACAGATAAAACCGTGCCAGCCATCTCCCGGCGCAGTAGCAGCCTGCTACAGCGGCGGCCTGATTGGTCATCTTGCCGTGATAGTCGAGATCAATGGCGAACTGATGGCGGCAGAATCCAACCCGAAGCGGAATATCACCTTTATGCCGATGGCCCGCTTTGAGCGGCGATTTCAGAAAGTGGAGTATTACCAGTGACCATCAGAATTTACCCATCAAGACTGCCAGGTGAGCCGCTGGAAACACATGAGCATGGTGACACGACCATTCATCAATGGATGACGGAAAACGTCAGTGGCTATGGGCCAGATAATCCGCAAAGAGTTATCTTCGAGGTCAATCGACGCGCGGTGTCGCCCGGTGAGTGGGCATTATGCTATATCAGGCCAGATGCAGATGTGAAAGTGTACCCAATACCCGGAGCCGACCCCGTCACCTGGGCTGTGGTTGCAGCGGTTGTAATTTCAGTGGCATCAGCGGCGTACTCAATCGTGATGATGTCAAAGCTCGGAAAGGGGGCTTCGACCGCAACGGGCGATCAGCTTAACCTGAATCCGGCGCAGGCCAATACCGCAAAGCTTGGCGACCCAATCCGGGAAATATTCGGCCAATATCGGGTTTATCCGGATTATCTTGTCCAGCCTGTCAGTCGTTTTGATACCAGCGATCCGCAGATTTACCGCACAGAAATGTTTCTCAGTATTGGCGTGGGGAATTTCTCAATCAGCAGTGCAGATATCAAAATCGGGAATACACCTATTTCATCATTCGGAGATGATGCCACGTTTACGCTCTACGCTCCTGGCGCTGACGTGTCTGGCGATAGTCGTGCAGACAACTGGTATAACTCGACCGAGGTTGGCGGCACTACTTCCGGAACGTCCGGCCTTGATCTGGCATCGACGGGCTCAAATAAAGTGAGTATCAGCGCTGATGCTATTGCTGTGTCCGGGAACACTATCACTCTGATAGGGGAAACAGCTTCAGATGATGATGACGATGATACAGCGGCAGAAACTGATACTAAGGTTCCTGACTCCTGGGTGAGCGGGACACTCCTTACAGTGGTTGTACCGGACAGCTTCACAGTAGCGACGGAGTCGGGGCACACGCGGATTTATGGTGATTTCACTGAACTGGCTCCCTACGTCGGAATGCCGGTAAGCGCGGAATGGAGCTCATTCGATTATGACTTATATATTGCGTCGTATGACAAAGGGACTACAGCAGTGCCGGGTGTTGGCGGTAATGCCGCATCAGTAACAGCCAGCGCCGCTCCGACGACATATGACTTCAGTTCGTCTGCATTGTCGTTCACTCTGACCTGGTCAGGCGTGAGATATATCATTTCACTATCTGCCAATTACACCACGATGTCTGGTCTGGTTGACACGATCACAGACCAGTTAACGGGCAGCGGGTTAGTTGCTCAGGATAATAGCGGCCGGCTTGAAATTGTCGAGCCTACAAGCCCGTTCAGTGGGAACAGTATTGGCTACACCGTATTGCCTTCCGCCATATTTGGCGGCTCTCCGGTGGTTGTTAGCGGAACCGCATCAAGTGGCGGGACTCCGGAGGTTTTGCCATCAATCACCCTGGCATATGGTAGTGCGACCGGCACATTGTTTAATGGCATGCCTACCGGTACGCAGAGGATCGCTTTCGGGCCGAAGGGTAACCAGTACCAGATCACCGATGTTGACGGGCTAGCCATTACCGTTGAACGGATTATCGAAGTTGCCGCAACCACAACAACTGCAAGCACGACGAAAGTTGATGCAGACTGGCCGGGGTTTACAGAGCGCACTTTGCTGGACGCCACTGTCACAGGGATTAATGACAGCTACACCTGGATGGGGCCTTTTTTATGCTGCCCGAATGGTGAAACCACTACCGAAGTAGAGCTTAATTTCATCTACCCGCAAGGCCTTGTCGATATCGGAAGTAAGGATGGGGCATGGCATTACCATGAGGTACAGATCACCGTGCAGTATCGTCTCTTAGGAGATACGGAATGGACCTCGGTAACCATTACGCACGGCAACACTACGGTTAATGAAATTGGGTACACCAATGTCATAAATTTGCCGTCTGCCGGTAATTATGAGTTCCGCATGAAGCGTGATACTCCGGTATGGGGCGGTACCACCCGTGATTCTGTGCAGTGGCAGGCGATGAGGTCGAAACTATCCAAACGACCGGGCAGTTACAAAAACATCACCACACTGGGTGTCACTATCCGGACCGGTAACCGCCTAGCGTCACAGTCAGACCGCAGGGTGAGTGTAGTTGCTAACCGTCTTTATGATGGCTACACATCCCGGAGCATCGGCGGTGCACTGAATCATCTTCTCGCCGATACCGGGGCGCAGATAGACACTGACGCCATAAACGCACTGGAAACTAATTACTGGACGCCACGCGGTGAAACGTTCGATTTCTCCGCTGACACTGACAGTACCTCAATGCTGGATATCATGCAGAAGATCGCAACAGCCGGGATGGGGTACTTTCACCTTAGTGACGGGCTGGCGACGGTAGGCCGGGAAGGGGTAAAAAGCTGGTCCGGGGTGATCAGCCCGCAGGAAACAACAGAAGAACTGACGACCTCATTCAAGGCACCGTCCTCGGATGACTATGACGGTGTGGATGTCACGTTTATCAGCTCAACGACCTGGGCTGAGGAAACGGTCCAGTGCCGAACCTCTGATAATCCGACGCCGAATAAAGTGGAGGCATATAAACTGGATGGCGTGGTGACGCAGGATCGGGCTTATCGAATCGGTATGCGCCGCCTAATGAAGTACACCTATCAGCGCTTATCTTTCTCTTTATCCACTGAACTTGATGCGCTGTGCTATCGGTTTGGTGACAGACTGATACTGACGGACGATATTCCCGGCAGTGACACAATCAGCTGTCTTGTCACTGATATGACTTATACCAGCGACCTGATAACCATAGGCGTATCGGAACCTCTCGACTGGACCTTCACCAACCCACGAATTGTTATCCGGTACCAGGATGGCAGTGCATCAGCGTTGCTTACACCCACTCAGATTAATGACTTCACTTTCAGTATCCCTTACAGCGCCGATATTTCACCGGAAACATGGGAGATGAGTATGGGGGCAATTGAGCCGCCGCGGGTGATCTTCTGCAGCTCTGAAAGCGTGGGCTATGACTCACTGGTTTCAGAGATTGCACCGGAGAGTGACGGGACCTGCCAGGTGACGGCTACGGCCTACGATGAACGGTTCTATCAGCATGATGACGATACCTATCTTGGTGACGTCAGCTAATAAAATTTCACAACAACCAACCCGCTCCGGCGGGTTTTCTCATATATGAGGCTTTAAATGGCGCTTAATAATACTGGCAATGCTGTACCTTCAAACTCTCCACTGGACCTGCAGGACAATGCGATCGTTCTTGATGATTTAATCAATGGCGACACTGTTGAGGTTGTTAGCAGGACAGGGAAGAAACTGAAAGGTATTGCAGCACTTCAGGAAATTATTACCTCTCTCGACCTCGGCAGCTTCACATTTTCGGATACAGCGACAGGCATTTCCGGAACTACAGACGGTCAGTATTTCAGGGTTCCTTCTTCCACAGATGACATTGCTTTTATTTATTATAAAAACAGCTCTGGGTCGGCAGTAGAAGTTGCGAAGATTATTGGCAATAATGCGCTTGATAGTGTTGTAGCATACGAAGGGTACCTGGGGGATAAATCTGTTTATAAAACAATTGACGGCAGCGGTATAAACTACCAAGGGGAGCTTGTTGGACAAGCGGGGGCGTCATGTAATGTTATTCCTGTATTATCGTATGATAAGCTTTATTTGACAAATAGTGCTGGAGACCTTGATGCGGGCAGCGGAAGATCTGGTGCATTTTATACGGATTTAAATAACTATTCATCTTCTACAAACATAACATTAATTCAACCAGTTCCCACAGAATTAAAAACATCTTCAGGACTTACTGTGTATAAGCTGGAAATCCCTGAAGATGCAGTGGTGCTATTAATAAACACATCATGGGAATCATTAAATCCAAATGGATTTTCTGTCGATATCTACAGTACGATCACTGCGGCAGAGGGTTCTGACAAAACGGAAACCACAGCAGATAAAATTACAATATCAAACCAGCCAATTAAAGCGACAGACTCAATGACTTCTGTGAATTATAATAAATCGGTTGGCTATGTCAGGGCGGGGAATCTTACGGCATCTGCATATATGCAATGGGATAATTACGGGGTAAACGGGGATGGTAAGTTTTCAGTCCTGAATACAGCAACTTCGGTTGCCATTCCGGTGACAGAGGGTGAAAGGCTATATCTGCTTAATAGCGCTGGAGACTTCGCATTGAATAATGGCAGGGGACTGGCATTCTACAGTGATAAATATTATATCAGAGATGAAAATCTGCTTTCTCTGCCATCACTGGAAGCCGCAGGTAAGGATGCCAATGGGGTAAGTGTATTCACAACTATCGTTCCTCAAGGCGCTGCTTGTATGGTTGTCAACACTGCCTTTACTCAATACAATCCGAATGGGTTTAGTGTCTATATCAGCCCGAAAATAAGCGATATTTACGATAAAGCAACAGGGATTACTGAAGAAAAAATAACAAGCCTGTACGGTAAAAGGATCATCGGTGTGAGCAGGGATGATTTGTCATTGGTTTATTCCGGAAACCTTACACCGCTGACAGCTGAAAACCCGGATGGATACGGCATAAACGGAGATGGCCAGTATGGGTCACTGTACACTGCTAAAAGCGTATCATTGCTCGTTAATGGATATAAAATACTTTATGTTTTCAATACGGCTGGTGATTTCAATTCCGGATCAGGTCGGGGATTATCTTTCTTTTCTGATAAAGAGTCCTGGATTGATAGTAATTATATAAACTCACCATTCTATCCGTGGGTGGGGACAAGTAAATCAGGGTATCTTGTTTACGCAATTGCTGTGCCGGAAAATGCAGAAGCACTGGTTGTTAATACTGCCTTTACTCAATATAACTCTGACGGGTTTAGTGTTGGTATATTCTCCGATCTTGAATCAGCATTAGAGGAGAGTAACTATTATCCTGCAGAGATGTTTACCGGATTAATAAATATTCCTGCATCTGCAGAGAGGCAGGATGACTATTTCGGTCATAACCGTTTTGCTGGGCAGGAAGTATTTGTATTTGGCGACAGCATCAGCACGACGAATTATAATGGCGGCTGGGTTCCGTATTTTGCTACCGCCACCCGATGCCTGTTACAAGACTTTGCGACTAACGGATCAGAAGCTGACCGAATGGTTGATAAGCTTCGTATTGATGGTCTTGCTAGAAGAAAAACAACGGATACTGACGTATGGCCGGTGCCTGACTTCACAGACTGTAAAGCAGTTTTGTTGATGATTGGTACAAACGACCAGCCAGACATTCCGGATCAGACGATTGATCAAATAATTCCCTCCGGGAATGTTTACAATGCCGCTGATGAACTGGCCTACTGGGAAAGTTTCCCTAACAGTTATGTCGGTAATGTCGCTCTTTTCATCGAGTACGTAAAGAGCAAAAACCTGGAATCAGAAATTTTTATCATGAGTAATGTGCATAGACAGGATGATAAGTCCAAAATGGACAGAGTTTCCCTGTTGTGTAAACAGATAGCTAATTACTACTCATTACCTCACATTGACTGCACAAACAACGCCGGATTCAGTTATAAGTTTCTTGCCAAGTACCTCCAGGACGGAATACACCCTACGCGGGAAGGAATGAGAAAGCTGGGGATTTATATCACGAACGCGGTTATCAGCAGCTAA